CGTCTTGATGTTGCCGCCGGTGACCTCGCCGCCGAGCGCGCCCGACCCTTCTCCGGTCGACGATTGATCGCCTCCTCCTCCGCCGCCGCCGCCGCCCCACGAGCCCGAGGCGCCGCCGCCGCCCGACGATCCGCCGCCGCCCTGGAACCCTCCTCCGCCTGCGGCTCCGCCGCCGCCTCCTCCGCCGCCGCCAAAGCCGAGGGCGCCGCCCATCGACATGAATTGCGGGCCGGCAAAGGGGCGCCCCATGCCTGGAGGCGCGCCGATCTCTGGCAGAAGATTGCCCTTGTCATCGAAAGCTCTGCCGAATCCAGCTTCCCCCGGCGCAGGTCCGGCGTGCCGCACCGGGCCGCCGGATACGACACCGCGCATTGTCGCATTCAACTCGCGGATCATCGTCGAGAGTTGACGCATCGATGCCGAGGTCTCGCCCGCCGAGGAGACCATCTCGCCGGCATGAAGCGTATAAGGCCCGGTTTCCGGGATCATTCCGCCGAGTTGCCGCGTTCCATGCGGCGCCGGCTCTACCCGCACATTCGGCGACGGCGCGCCGAGCCTGTGGCCGCCATGTTCTATCTGCGAACGGTCTTTCTGTTCTTCGGCAGGTTCATCCTTGATTCCGAGTTTTTCCTTGATGTACGGCCATAGCTTGTCGGTGCCGAGGAACTGGCCTGTTTTCCTACCCGCTTCGGTTACTATATCGTTGATCCAATTGAGTCCCTTGGCGAGCGCTTCCAGATCCTTTATGTCCTGACGGATTACCTCGGCGACAAGCTTTGTAACGCTCAGTATCGATTTCAAAGCGCCAGTCATTGCTGGTGTGACAAGATCCCAGACCGACAGCTTCATTTTCTCCCATATCTGTCCGATTTCTTTCGTCGTTTCGCGATACTCATCATTGGCTGTTTTACGCTGCTCAAATAATTTTCGTTCCTCCTCCCGTTCTTCCTTCGTCGGCACTCTCAGGGGATGCGTTGCCTCCAAAGCATCTGGCGCGCCAAGCTTCGCGGCAAGCTTGCGGCCACGTTCCGCGGCCTGCTCGCGCGCCTCATATTCAGAAGCCCCGCGCCGCCGCAGTTCTTCAAAGGTCTTTTCCTGCACATTCAACGCCATTTCCCGGATTTTATTAAACTGCTCCTGCGGTCCCTCTGCCCTCATCAACTGATCGAGCATCGCTTGCATGGGTCCTTTGAACTCACCCGCCGCGATAAGCAACTGCCGGCGAAGCGGACTATTAATCCGCCCCAGATTTTCCATCGCCGCCGCCATGCCCTGCAGCTGCGCGGTGCCGTCCTTGATCCCTTGCTGCGAAAATTGTTCCAGCGTGTCATATGCGTCAGCGATGGAATTCCCTGTTTGCTTCGATACGTTGCCAAGCTCGGTCAACTTATCTGTAAACTCATCGACCTGCTTGAGTGCCAGCGTGGTTGCCACGCCGACATACCCGATGCGAAGAGCAAGGGCGCCCGCTGCTCCGATCGCCGGCGCGACGCTGCTGGCGAATTTCGCCATCGCCGCCGGGCCTTGATTGATCGCTTCAAAACCCTCCTGCAGGGTTTTGAACATGCCATGCGCTTCCTCCTTGACGCGCTTGAAATGCTGCGGCGTCTGCACACCCGGCAGCTTGCCGAGCGCCTCCTGTATCGATCTGATCTTGTCAACGCTGCCGTCGTCGATGACGGATATGCGTACGACGAGCTCTTCCATATTAGGCATAGTCGGCGGAATCCCGATCGATTTCGGCTTCGCGTCTCATGATGTTCGCGAGCTTGACCGTATTGCGGAGATGCATGTGAGATTCGCTCAACGGCATCTCGAGGAAGATTTCAGGGTTGACGTGGTAGAACCGCGCAAGACGATAGCAATCGAGAATGATCGCCTCGTCTTCGCCGACTACAACCAGCCCCGCGGATCTGGTAGAAAAAAGGGGCGAAGCCGATATGCGCAGCTGTTCCAGTCGCGCGGGTCCATGTTGAGCACGTCATTCTCGAACAGGCCGGCGAGCCCCGAGATGATCCTGTTCATTTTCTGCTCGTCGATGATCATCTCGCCGTTGTTGTCAAAGCGCACCGGATTGCCCATTGTGATGACGTCGCGCGCGCTCGGCTCGCGGAATGTGACCTCGTTGATGAGATTGTTCTTGGTGTCGCGAATCGGCTTGTGCATGAGCTTGACGTGTACTGGCCACTTGTTGGCCTGGAGCTGCGCCGCCAGATCGGCCTCGGCCTGCGGCTCCGGCATTGTCGGCGGAGGCGCCGGCCCGATCTGCGGCACCGGCATCGGTGGAGCTGACGGCCGGTCTTCATCCATGACGATGAATCCCTCCCGCGGCGATGCCGGGCCATTGCCCTGCAGATTGAGGTCCGTCATGGCACCCCCCCCTTACTGTTGCGCTGTGGTCGCGATCGGGCCGAAGCCAGCATAGGTCTCGACGCAATCGGTGCCTTCCCACCTGACGCGCACCTGGCCGTCGCGGGTGTTCTGCTCCAGCTGTGCCTTGCAGGTCGCGTTGATGAGCTTGTAGTGCATGCCGCTGGCAAGAGTGCATGATACATCGATGCCGACGCCCGCAATCAGACTGGCCATGTAGAGCTGCGGCATCGTTGTCAGATCGCCCTCGATCCACGGGACTCGCGGCAGTTCCTGGTAGCCGTGGATCGTGTCCTGTCCGGCGAGCATCGTACGCTCGACCGTTGACGACGAGACAGTGAAGTTGCCGCGCAAGTTAAGCAGAACGTTATTGACAAACAGATTGGCGATTCCTGCTACCCTCTGTAATGCCATGGCTGAACTCCTCTCTTGTCTGGATTTAGAAGCCGCCGGGCGCGCCAGCTGGAAGCGTACCGGTGAAACCGATCGTCGGCCCGGTGATCGTGGTGTCAACTCCGATGCCGTACTGCAGCCGGAATTGAGCCAGAACCGCGAAGATTCTCAGCTGATTGATGAGATCGGGCGGGTAGAGAACATTGACCCGGTTGGGATCATTTACGTCTCTTTCTACCAGGAGATTGGTTTCAAAAGCTGAAAAATTTTCCACGAGGCCATTGTACATGTCGAGTGTGTACTCGGATAGAATTTCCAGCTTGATCAGCGATGGCGTAGCAATCGCCTGTCCTGGGCCGAACCGGGTCCCATCGTTGGCGAGCTTGCATCGCGGGAACTTTGTTGTAATCGAGTGCCGCTGATTGCGGATCAGCCGGGCAAGAGTTGCGAGCGTCGTTACCAGCTCGTATGCCGTATCGCTGAACCCATAGAGATCAAGTTGATAGGTCGTCGTTTCACGGGAGATCATTGGCTGATTGTCGGCTCCCGCCTTTTGCGTGGCAACGCCATTGCCGGCGAGCGCGTTGAGTTCGTCGACGTTGAACCGGTCCTGCAAGGGCGCGAGCTTGCAGCCGTTCAGCGACAACGTCTGCAGCGGTCGCGCCGGATCGTTGATCAACGCCCGTTGTGCCATGGCGGTATAAGCCGATACGACCTCGTTCATCGGCGTAGGCATGGTTTCCTCGCAGCCGAGGACCGAGAGCACGCCACTGTTTTGAGTTTGTCCCCATGTGATCAGGTTAGCATATGTATCGCGTCTGGCGCCGAACAGATGGCCGTAGAGCTGCCGCTTCCAGCCCCAACGCCCCTTGTCGGTGAAACCGTATTCCTGGTTCCAGGCAAACAAGCTATTCGAGTCGGTATATGGCAGAGCGACATATTCGAAGTTCTTGTCGCCGATGGCGATGATCGCCTGGGTAAAGTCAGGCACGCCGACACCGCCGGTCATGAACCCCGACGGACCGGCAGGCGAGGTAAAGGTAAGAGCCGCGTTAGTGAGCGTAGCCGACACGTTCATTGAATAGACGCCAACGCCCCCGGTCGTGCCCGATACCTGGTTAAGGATGACGGCGCCCGCCGGAACGCCGGTTCCGGTGATCGTCGCGCCAACGACGATCGTTCCGGTAACCGCGCTGGTCGTCAGTTGATTGCCGCTCGAATTGCCGGTGCCGGTCGCGGTAACCGGTGGCGTACCTGCCGGCAGCGTGATGCCGAGCCCAGGAGGCGTGATTTCGCCGCCGATCGTGCCGTAGTAGTTGAGCTCGATCCTGATATCATTGCCATTAACGCCCTTGTATTTGCAGGTCAGATTACAGATACCTGAGCCCGCCGATACCGCCGCGGTAACCGGTAGGTCGGTTTCGGCGTTGATGCTGTCGGCGATAAGAAGAGCAATGTCTGCGACAGTGTCGGTCGTGTAGATGTTGATATCCGGAACAAGCTGGCCGGCGATGTAGAGCGACAGCGTTCCGGGTTGAGTCGGCGCCGCGGTAACGGTGATTACTCCGCTCGCCGCCGCAGCCGAAACCGGCTCGGGAACACCGATGCCCCATACCTCGTTGGCGAA